TAAGAATTATTAATCCTGCAAACAATGTACCAGTATGGGTACCACCGTCAGTAGTAGTACCAGGAGTATTAGCATTTAATGATAGAATTGCTGCACCATGGTATGCACCAGCTGGATTAAACAGAGGCGGATTAACATCAGTAACTGATACATATAAGAGACTATCACAATCAGATCGTGATTCATTGTATGAAGCTCGTGTAAACCCTATTGCGAACTTCCCTAATGAAGGAGTAGTGATTTGGGGTCAAAAGACACTACAGTCATTGCCAAGTGCATTAGACCGCGTAAATGTACGTCGATTATTAATTGAAGTTAAGAAATTTATTGCATCATCAACTAGATATCTAGTATTTGAAGCAAATAATGCGGCAACACGTAATAGATTCTTAAGCATAGTTAATCCATACATGGAACAAGTTAGAGCACAACAAGGTTTATCTGCATTCCTTGTCAAAATGGACGCAACAAATAATACACCGGATTTGATAGATCAAAATATCATGTACGGTCAATTATTTTTACAACCAACTAGAACCGCAGAATTTATTATTCTTGATTTTAATATCCAACCGACAGGCGCAGCCTTTCCAGAATAGTAAAATATAAATTAAATTCTTAAGAAAAGTAGGGCAATGGTTCTACTTTTTTTAGGATTATTATATTTATTTATAAAAATAAGGAATTATAATGGCATTAGAAAGTTCAGTTAATCAAGTAAACCCAGGATCTAATTATGAAGATTATGGCGGCGAAACCAATTTTTGGTCAAATGCATATTCTTGGGAACCTAAAAAACAACATCAATTTGTTATGAATATCCAAGATATTCCGGCATATTTAATAAAAACATCTGCAAAACCTACATTGTCAAATGGAGAAATTACATTAGACCATATGAATGTACAGCGATATGTTAAAGGAAAGTCTGTTTGGAGTACCATAGGAATAACATTATATGATGCAATTGTACCAAGTGCAGCTCAATCAGTAATGGAATGGGTTAGACAGCATCACGAATCAGCAACTGGTCGAGATGGGTATTCTTCTATATATAAACGAGAGATTGTATTGAATCAATTATCACCATTAGGCGAAATTATTGAAGAATGGAGATTAAAAGGTGCATTTATTACTGAATCAAATTTTGGAACGTTAGATTGGGGAGCAGAAGAAGTTGTTACAATTGATTTAACACTTCGATTTGATTGGGCATTCTTAAGTTTCTAATTAAAACTATTAATATTATAATGGAGGGCAAAAAACCCTCCATTTTTCATGCTCGCACATATTTATAATAAAGTTATAAAGGATATACAATATGAGCAACGTTTCAAGTGAACTACGCAATTTAGATTTAATTAATGCGGCAAAACAACATTACGAAAAACAACAAAGAACAAAAGTTCCACCAATTGTTGTGGTATTGCCAAGCAAGGGGTTAATATATCCCGAATCATCAATATTACGACAAGGTAGTGTCGAAATGCGGTATATGACTGCATATGATGAAGATATTTTAACAAATGCAACATATATCAAAACAGGAGTTGTATTCGATAAATTATTAGAATCATTAGTTGTTTCTCCCGGAGTCAATGTAAATGATATTTCAGCAACAGATAGAGATGGACTAATTATATCAGCAAGAATACATGCATACGGTAACTTGTATCCAGTAACTGTTACTGATCCAAAAACGCAAAATTCAATAAATCGCGATGTTGATTTATCAAAATTAAAATTTAAAGCATTTACATTAATACCAGATGCAAACGGCGAGTTTGAATATATATTTTCAGATAAAGGCGATACGTTAAAATTTAAATATTTAACAATGGACGCATCAAAAAATATAGATCCAGATAGAGCAATATCTAAATTATTAGAATTATCAATCATGGAAATAAATGGCAATCGCGATAAAAATGTTATTGTTGACTATATTAAATTTGATATGCGTGCATTAGATGCTAAAAAGTTTAGAGCATATATTAGCGACAATTTACCGGGCCTAGATTTAAATGTACAATTTGAAGGTGAAGACGGAGGCACCTTCGATGCCATGTTTCAACTTAGCGCCGACCTTTTTTGGTTTTAAACCAGAACACCAAGTACAACTTCATGATCAATTATTTGAACTAGTTTGGGCAGGCGAAGGCCGATGGGACTGGGATACTATATATAATTTACCAATACATCTTCGCAAATTTTGGGTGACTAAAATAAATAAATCACGCAGTAAACTAAATCAAAATGAAGAAACTGCACAACAAGCCATTAAAAACAGAATAACGCGTACGAAATTGCCTAAATGAATATTTATATTAAATTAAAGGATAATTGTGCAAGATCAAACTAAGTTAATTGCTCGTCTAAAAAAACTTGATAGGCTAGGATTACCGAAAACCCCTGACCAGATAACCGTTGAAAATGAAATAAAACACCTTCAAGATAACATTCCTACCTTAACAGATTTCGCTAACGAATATGGTAAGATAGTAAGCCTTATTACCGATAAAAGCACATTATTATCGCAAGGGCTAGGCAAACTAATCGGAATACAAGCATCATTTAACGTCGGCATAATGGCCCAAGTTAAAAATTTAACATATCTTGAAGAATCAAATTCCAAATTAAATACTAGTTTTGGATTATCAAGCAAATCAGCTCAAGTATTTGCAACAAGATTACGTACGTTAGCTACCGACACTGGCATTGGAACAGACAAAATGTTTGCATATGCTGAAAGTGTTAGAGACTTAACAAGCGGATTTATACAAGCATCAAACGGTACCAATAAGTTTCAAAACAAATTGTTGCAAGGTCAACAATACATGAAAAACAACTTAAAGGTAACTGATGCAGCTGCTGAAGGATATGAATATTATGCATCATCGCTCAATCAAACAGGAATTGAAACAATAGCGATGCAAAACGAAATGGCAGCTTCGTTATCTAAAGCAACTGGTATTGATCAATTATCGATACAAAAAGATTTAACAGAAACTATCGGATCATTAACGGCTGATTTACAAATGCAATATAGCAGAATCCCAGGGTCTCTAGAATTATCAGTTCTTAAAGCTAGAGCATTAGGATTAAGTTTAGGTGATTTAAATAAAACAGGAACAAGTTTATTAAATATAGAATCATCAATTGGCACGGAAATGGAGTATCAACTTTTATCCGGAAAACGATTATTAACAGCTGATGGAAAAAGTTTAACAAATGCATATCGAATGGCAACCATTCAAGGAGATTCAAATAAACAAGCCGATTTAATGAATCAATTGATTAAAGATCAAGGCCCAATGCTTGAAAAAAACTTGTTTGCTAGACAAAAAGCAGCCCAGTTATTAGGTACAGATGAAGCAGCTTTAGCACGAAGTATACAAAAACAAAAATTGATAACCAAACTTGGCGCCGAAAACTTAATGCGATTAAATAACGGCGATATCACAGCGGTTGCAGCACAATTAAAAGCTAGAGGTGGTGTATCAGATGACGAAATAAAACAACTAATTGCATCTTCAGATACTAGAACAACTGCTGACAAACAATTAGATTTGCAACAAATGGAATATGATTTAACACGGGCAATGGCAGAGAAGGAAGGCATCGATGTTGAAAAAGTAAGTCAAACAGCACTAGCTAAAGCTGAACAATATACTCCACTCAAGAAGTCTCTAGATGGCACTGCGCTAGCTTTAGGAACTGTTACAAGTTTTGGAGAATCAGTAACTGCAGTTAACGCGCCAATAAAGACTCTTGCAGCGCAACTACCGCTATTTGGAACAGCGCTTACTAGCGTAATTGATTGGGCAACTAACGCAACTACTATAAAACTTACAACCGGCGAAACTGCTACCCCTGATCAGCATCAAGATGCACTCATCATGAATGATGGAGTAATTAAATTTAATAAAGCTGATAAATTCATGCAAGTAAATGATTCCACCATGATTGCTGGCACAAATGTAGATGGAAACAAAAAATTAGCTCGGGCAATCAGCGGTGGCGGTGGAAGTATTGATTATAATAAATTAGCTAGCGCAATTGCTTCAGCAATGCAACATGTTACGGTTCAAGCAACAGTAAAATATGATAATTTATTTGGGCCAACAAGTCAAAATACAAATAAAAGGAAATTTAGATAATGCCAGACTTACCTAACCCACCCGCGGTAGGATATGCTATATATCCAAATGCAGTTAATTGGATGCCACAATTAGCACAGAATACTAATCCACCACCTGGAACTGCTACATATCCAAATGCAGTTCTTTGGCTGCCACAAACAGCACAAACTACCAATATACAACCA